AGGAGATGCTTCTCGCTCCGCCAGTTTTTGCGCCCAGCTTCTTATTTGCTCTTTGCAATCTTCGGGAGTTATCCTGTTATTATTATAACCATCAAACCCGATTTTTTCATCCTTCCTGAATTTATAATCTAGGTTTTCTTTTTGCTCCGCGGTCAGATTTTTAGTGAAAAAAGTTCTAGCTTTTTTCATTGCTTTAATATGCTCCGCCTCCGCATCTTCTAACAGGTTTATTATTTCAGTCGCGCCTATCTTATCTGAAAGTTTTTTTTCTGCGCTTTCAGTCATATCCGCCACTATCTTACGAAGAGACAAATCCGCCTCTTCAATCATTGGAGCGAATTTATCATTTACTTTAGTTTTAAAATGCTCCAGCTGATATTTAGTCATTGCTTTCATATTTATTTTTCCTTTCTGATTTGTTTTTAACACTTGACAAAACTATTGTCAAGGATTATATAGGATATAGTAAATTAATTTAGCTATGTTGGAAGTTGCTTCCGTAAACATACGGGGATTAATTTACGGGACTGACCCAGGATCACACCGCTACCTTTCGTTGGCCGTCTTTCCTGGGTGCTGATCCCTGGTCTAATTTGCTATGGCCTAGAAGCCTCGAGGATGCAGGTTGGACCTGGGATCAGTTGAAATTCCGTGAAGGATGTGCACAGCACGGGACTGATCAATTGCCTGGCGCTGCTGAGAGTGGATACACAAATCGGGCGCCAAGCAGCAAGCCGCAAGCTTCAAGCTTGACAATGAAGAATAAAGGATTATATAGGATATATGAAAGTAAAAGAAGCAATTAAAATAACAGACTCATTTACAAAAACTTCTAAAATGCCCGGCCTATCTTACAGCCTGCCAGCATGGGAATGCAAAACAGGATCAAAGCTTAGAAAAATAAAAGGCTCTGTCTGTTCTATGTGTTATGCATTAAAAGGAAATTATACAAGATACAAAGCAATCAAAGAAGCACAGTATAGAAGACTTAAAGCGATGCGCTCACCGTTGTGGGTCGATGCTATGATCACAATCGTAAAACGTCAAAAATGGTTTAGATGGCATGACGCCGGAGACGTCCAGGACCTAGAGCACTTAAACAATATTTATAAGATCTGCGAAGCTACACCGGAAACTAATCACTGGTTACCGACTCGAGAAGCTTGGATCAAAAATCACCTGGACAGAAAACCTACAAACTTAGTCATCAGATTTAGCCCGCCAATGATTGGCCAGCAAGTGGACAGCTGGCCAAACTCTTCCGCGGTTGTAGAATCTGGCGCCACGTGCCCGGCACCTAACCAGGGCGGCAAGTGCGGAGATTGTAGACAATGCTGGGATCCGAAGGTAAAAGTTGTTAAATATGGTAAACACTAAAAAAACAAAATACACTTTTATGTACAGATCCAGGGATGGGCATTATATGCGCCCTGAATCATTTTTAAATATTAACAAAGGCCGGACTCTGTCCAGCTCACAGCTGCGGGTCCTGGGTATAACCAAAGTAAAATTGAAAGATGTTCAAACACCCTAAACATTACAAAGAGCTGGAGAAGATTAGAAAAGAGTTCGAGAAGCAACAAGCATCAAGCGCCAAGCCTCAAGCGCCAAGCGACTCAAACAACAAGCCACAAGCATCAAGCGACAAGCAGCAAGCTTCAAGCGACAAGCCACAAGCATCAAGCTCCAAGATTCTTGAGCCACGGAAAAGTTTCACGGACCTTTGACCGAGGTGCTGGACCATGATGAAACTGTTCTTCGGGTGCTTGACATGGAAGCTAATTTGGTGGGGTGAGAAGCGTACCTTGTTACTCTTCGTAACTTTTAGTTCAACTGTGAAAAAGACGCCAGAATTATTATAGCCCAATAGATCGGGAGTACCAAGAAGGCTATTATTTTCAAGTCGAATCCAAGAAATAGATGTAATGTTTTTCTTAATTTTTTCATAAAATTTTCGTTCTGGACCCATATTAATTTAAGGTAACTGGTGTCGTTAATTAGTAGTTCTTTTGAAGCTTCTCAGGTAAAATAATGTTAGATGGTTTATCTGTTTTTAAAACCAATCTATGACTATTGTGACCTTTAAAACCAACAATGGGTGTAGAGTGTTCGTGTACTTCCATCCGTTTTATTTCAAGAAGTTTACCGTCTCGCTCTACAAAAATAACAGCGTTCTTAACAGCATCAGATCCTTCTGTGAATTTAGCTAAAAATTCTTGTAGATCTTTTACTCTCATTTTTTATATAATTGAGTTGTTAAGTCAGTGACTACTTTTTTAAGACCTTCTATCATATTGTTTGCCTTAATCAATTCACTTTCTTTTTCTTTAAGTTTCCATGAATCTTTTCGTAGTTCAGCATTTAACTTTTGATGAGTTTCGTTTATTAGTTCTAAGTCTTTAACTCTTTCAGTTAAGACTTCTATTCTTCTTTCCAAATCTGCGTCGCCTCTTCCGTATACTTTCATGATTGACAATATAGGAGAGTTACCTTAAATTGTCAATATGGGTGTACCAAAAAGATTAACAGAAATGCAACAAAGATTTGCTGAGTTCTTAGTATTCGGCGGACCAGACGGTCCTATGACACAAACAGAGGCAGCAGTAGCTGCTGGCTATTCACCTAAACGTGCAAGACAAGAAGGGTCAGAGCTTTGTAATCCAAGACTATCACCACTTGTTGTTAAGTATATTGGACAGCTAAAGGAAGAAAGAATTAGAAAACATGAAGTTACTTACGAGGGCCACGTTGCAGAGCTCGCTCGATTGCGTGAAGCAGCTTTGAAAAAGGGTAGCTTTTCATCTGCGGTAAACGCTGAAGCAAACCGAGGGAAAGCTGCAGGATTATACATAGACCGGAAAATAATAAAAACAGGAAAATTAGAGGACCTATCAGAAGCAGAATTAGAAAACAAAATGAAACAAATTCTATCCGACTACGAGCCGCTTCTAAACGCGAAGACTGTTGAGGGGGAGTCATCTGATATTAAATCTTCTGAATCTTCTTTACCCAAGCCCGAGGAATCATCGTCCGATCCCCAAAACTAAATCCGTCATCATCTTTATCGTAAGAGGCAAAGAGTTTTACAGAGTCCTTATCCTTTGAATACAACCAGCCTTCATTAACTGGTCTTGCTAATTTCATTCTATCAAATTCTTTTTCAGTAGCCCAGCCCGAATCACTCACACAGTCGATCCACTCCACTCGGACTTTTGGAAAAGGTATATCGGGAGTTACAGTTGAGGCAACAGCTTTTCTTCTTTTCTTAGGCATAATTTATTATAATACAGGTGTCCGATACTTAACAGGGGTTTTTGTGCCTCTCCAAAGAATTTCTAAAATTTTTCTGAAAAGGTATCGGAAGTATCGGAACCGCATAAAACCTAGCTTTTAGGTATCGGAAGGGTATCGGAAATCGCAAAATAGGTATCGGAAAAAAGGCTCTAGGTATCGGAAAAATGGTCACTATTTAGAACAATTCTAAAAAATACCCTCTCGTCCGATACCTAAGGTATCGGATCCGATACCTGTCCGACACCTATAAGACAGCTTTGTCTGTCCCATTTTTGCCATAATGTAGCTCTATTGTTGCCAACTTCTCCTCAGCGTTAGCCATGGCTTCTAATAGCTTGTCTATCTCTAGTGTTATATCCGGATGTTCAGGTATAATAATCTCCTGATCGCTGTAACATTTAATCTTATACTTGCTATCTTCAATTATAGCATTGTATCTTGCTATCATTACTTCTTTAAGTCTTTGATTCATTAAAGTCCTCCTCTTTCATTTTTATATTTGCCTGCTCTTTTTCATCAAAAATTAGGTCATGATACATGTCTAATCTTTTCAAAAACTTGTGTTTATACTGCCTTAATTCTGCCCCACTTATAACAAATTCCTGGTAGTACAGGTCAGGTGTGCATACCATAATCACACCTTTTTCTATTTTAGAATTGTAAACATAATCATGGGCCATAGCATAGGCTGCTATTTGTAGATAATAATCCTCTATCCATTCTTTTTTCTTTGGTCGATTTGATTGTTTAAAGTCAGCTATAGTCTCTTGCCCGTTATGCATGCAGACCAAATCAGTTTGACCTGCATACAGCCCGGGATAGTACATGGTGACCTCCGATCCAAAGTATTCATCGACCGGCGCTAGGCCTATCTCTATTACCTTCTCTGCCATTGACTTCGCTTGTCTACCTGTATCTGTCAAATCCTCGTATCCTATTTCTTGCACATGTGATTCGAGATACTTGTGCATGGCAGTTCCTCGCACGCTCGACAAATTCTTTATTCTTTCTGCTTCTTTCTCTCCTTTTTTAGCTATCCAGTCTTTTAAAAATGTTTGATCTTTTGTTTTACTAAGTATGGTAGTCACACTTGGTAATCTATGCCCTGCAACATCGTAGACCCGTGATCCATGGTCCGTGATCTGTGTTCCTTCGACATAGTTATACTTATCATTTCTCTTCATCTTTTTTTCTTGGTCAATACTTTAATACCTTTATCGTCAATATAATATCCCTCCAACTCCTCATCTTCTTTTATTTTTTTACCAAATATTTCGTTAAAATTTTTACGATATAAATCGTTTACAACTCTAGACTTACCGTCCCAATTAAAT